CATCTACCCGTTGGGTGAGCGCAGGGATGGACGCAAGTTCAGCATCCGCAAGGTGGGCGACGAGGGCTCCAACCCCAACCCCAAGGGTGACCCGAACAGCTACTACAAGACCTGTCCCGGTGCGCAGGACGACGACATTGAACTGCTGCTGTATCGCACGCCAGTCGTAACATTCCACACGGACGGCACGCTGACCATCATGTGCACCTACATACGTTGGAGCAGTGCTGACTGTTACTTCATCGCGGAAACGCTCGGGCGCTACGTCAGGAATGCAGTGACCAACCGTGGCCGACTGGTCATAACAATGAGGTCGGGTGCCAAGGTCGTGGTGCCAAGCAAGGAGAGCATCCGCTTGCGCCCAAGTATCAACCCCAAAGACTCTACAGCCAACGCTCTAGTAACCATAGCTCCATCAACCCTCATCGGGCACAGGCTCAACCGCACCAAGACCAACGAGGTACGCGCGAGGTACGGGGAGTTCTACCGCTACATGAAGGGGATGATCGGCGTGCGCAAGCAGTTGCAGGAGCGCACGTACTACGACCGCTTCACAGGCACGCAGGTGTGGGATGAGAGCATGTACGTGGTGCACATCAGCAAGGACGAGGTCATCGAGACACTGCCGACTGTGACGACCGACCAAGGCTTGCGCTTTCAGACCACGCTCAACAGTGGCAAGTCGATGAACTTAACCAAGAAGCCACCAATCTATACCACACGGTATCAATACAACAAGGAAGCCGACCGCTACGTGACCGAGGACTCTACAGAACCGTACGAACTGTGGCGTGCAGCTACTGAAGAATTCCTAGCGTTGGTCAACACTCCGGCAACTAACGAGGATCAGCATGAGAAGTTTAGACAAGCGTTCATTTGGCTTGCGGTCGTCGCATACGAAGATCTGTACGAGCCGAAGGACATGGAGGTGGAGGCGTACGCCATCGGCAAGACCATGGACGAGATCATCTTCAAGTACCACAGCGAGGAGGTGATTGAGGAGGTGCACATCGAGCAGGGCAAGGTGCCACCGTTCAAGTACAACAAGTGGTTGACCCGCGAGAGGGACTGATCAAGTCACTTGACACTCGCATAACATTGTGTTACAATTAAGACAGTGGGAATTCGCTCGGGTTTCGCCCACTGTCCGTCCCCTGCAATGAAACCCGGAACATTGTTCCACCACAAACGGAGAAAGCATCATGGCAAAAACTGAGATCACATTCGGCAAGACTGTTTCGCTGGCCGAAGCCGAGGCACTGATTACTAGCGTGCCCACAAACAGGTTTCATCTGATGGGCGAGCCGGGCATCGGCAAGTCCTCCATGCTTGAGCGCATCGCCGACAAGCTCGGCATGGACTACGCATACATCGACGTACCGAACATGGACTTGGGCGACATTGCGATGCCCGTGGTTGACCATGCTACACGTACCACAAAGTACTACCCCAACGCACGGTTCAAGCTGCAAGAGGGCAAGCCCGTGGTGATCATGCTCGACGAGTATTCCAAGGGCCCTGACCCTGTGAAGAACATGCTGCACCCACTGTTTGAGGTGGTGAACCCCCGACTCGGTGACGTGCCCGTGCCGACTGGCTCCATCATCTTCAGTACTGGCAACCTGTCGTCTGATGGGGTGGGCGATGGACTCAAGGCACACACCAAAGCACGACTGACCAAGGTGATCGTGCGCAAACCCAACGCGAAGGAGTGGCTCAGTTGGGCGGTGCCCAAGGGTATCGCTCCCGAGATCTGCGCATGGGTAGACCGCTACCCGCACGTGCTCGACTCATACCTTGAGGGTGGCACGGGCGACAACCCGTACATCTTCAACCCCCGCACAGTGCAGGAGTCGTTCGTCTGCCCCCGCACCCTTGAGCTTGCGTCGAACATAGTTAGTCAGCGCTCACAGTTCTCCTCAGATGCACTTATCTCAGCAGTCTCAGGCGTGGTGGGTGAGGCGGCATCGCGTGACATTCAAGCGTTCATCGCATACGCCGACCAACTCCCGACCAAGGCGGCGATCATCGCCGACCCGAAGCATGCAACGGTGCCCAACCAACCCGGTGCTTGTGCTGTGGTGATCTACGGGCTGATCTCCTCCGCTGAGAAGGACAACTTCTCTGCGTACATGGAGTACATCAAGCGCTTCGATGCCGAGTGGCAAGCCACGTTTGCCATTCAGATTGCGCGCAACACCACCAAGCAGGGCATCGCGTTCGGCAACAAGGACTTCAGCAAGTGGGTCGCTGAGAACCAAGACCTGCTGTGATCAACGAGAGGAATCAAACATGAACACCCTAGCACTAACACCCGAGCGCAAGCTGCAACGGGTCAAGGTCAATCTCTTGCGTAACCCCAAGGTCGCACTGCTGTCTGGCGTCCTGATGGTAGGCAAGACTTACGTGGACTCTAGTGTGCCCACTGCCGTGACCAACGGGCGCGACGAGCGATACGGTACCGACTTCATCAAGCAACTGAAGGAGAAGGAGCTTGCGTTCGTCGTCATGCACGAGGCAATGCACAAGATGTACCGACACCTGACCACGTGGCGCAAGCTGTACGACGAGGACGCACGCCTAGCTAACTGCGCGTGCGACTACGTGATCAACCTGCAACTCAAGGATCTCGACCCGCACGAGTCGTTCATGTCCATGCCCCGTGACAAGGACGGCAAGCTGATGGGCCTGCTCGATGAGCGCTTCCGTGGCATGAATGCCAAGCAAGTGTTCGACTTACTCAAGGAGGAGGATGAAGGTGGTGAAGGTGGGGATGGGTTCGACGAGCATGACTGGGAATCTGCGGGTGATCTGCCCGAGGAAACCAAGCGTGAGCTAGAGCGTGAGCTTGATCAAGCGATCCGTCAGGGCATCATCGCCAATCAGAAGATCAACGGCAACGGTAGCGGTGATCTTGCGCGTGAGCTTGGTGAACTGATCAAGCCCAAGGTGGACTGGCGTGAGCAACTGCGTGAGTACATCAAGTCCATCTGTGCGGGTAAGGATGTGTCCACATGGCGCAGGCCCAACCGCCGGTTCATCGGCAGCGATGTGTTTATGCCTACGCTAGTCAGCGAGAAGGTAGGTCACATCGTCTTGGCTATCGACACATCGGGCTCCATCGGTGGGCCTGAGCTTGATGCGTTCTTGTCTGAGGTATCGGGCATCGCCGAGTCGGTCAGTCCCGAGGTGGTGGATCTGCTGTACTGGGACACCCGTGTAGCAGGACACGAGACGTATGACGGCTCTAGTGTGTCCAACATCGTCACGTCAACTAAGCCGTGTGGGGGTGGTGGTACTTCACCCTCCTGTATCACTAACTACATGAAGGAGAAGCGCATTGAACCCGAGTGCACTGTCGTACTTACGGATGGGTATGTTGGCTCTGACTGGGGCGGTGACTGGCCGAGCCCTGTCTTGTGGTGCATCGTCGGGGGTAATGACGCTGTCGCTCCCAACGGCAAAACGATTCACGTCAACGATTAAGGAGTGTGGAATGAGCAAAGCAATTCTTGAGATCGGCTACACCAAGTACGTCCTCGACCTGAATGATGCAGTGACTCTCCTCGAAAAACTAAGCGCTGCCGAGGTGTACGAGGAGAAGTACGTAGCGGGTAGTGACCACACCCACCACATCTACGAGAACATATCCAACCTTGGAGTGCTGAAGCTAATGAGCGACAGCATGTATCAGATGGCAAAGCTGGCTGGTAAGCCTGCCAAATAACAACGGAACATTGTTACACCACGAAGGAGCGAATCATGTCAATCTCATCATCAGCAGTACTTGTGTCTCTCAACATCAGCGTGTGGCCTGCGGCCAAGCTCGACCGAGAGGTGACCGATCAGGTCAACGCCAATGCCAACGCGAGTATCAACGCGGGCAAGTTCATGAAGGATCTGTTTGCGGGTACTAGCCTGCGTAAAGACATTGAGAAGTGGGCGGCACATTGCCGGGTCAAGCATCTGCGCATGACTCTGCCGTGGGCAGACAAGGGTGAGCGTCTGTTGCCGACCAAGTTGTTCATGGAGTACAAGCAGTTCATCAACGAAGCCGATCAGAGATTCAATCAACTCTGCGACAACTTCTTCATTGCGTATCCCACGCTACTGGCAGATGCACCCATCCATTTGGGCAAGCTGTACAAGGCAGAGGACTACCCCGACATTGAGGAGGTCAAGCGCCGCTTTGGTTTCCGCTACGTGTTCTCGCCACTGGCCGAGGCAGGTGACTTCCGATTGGATGTAGCCAACGATGACTTGCAGGAACTACAGCAGAAGTATGCGCGTGACTATGACCTGCGCTTGGCTGATGCCATGCGTGAACCATGGGAGCGACTGCATGACGTGCTGACTGCGATGAGCGCCAAGCTCACCGACGACGATACGGATGAGGATGGTAAGAGCAAGAAGCGGTATCACGAGACGCTTGTGACCAACGCAACCGATCTGTGTGCACTGCTGACCAAGCTCAACATCACGGGCGATCCGCAACTGGAGGATGCACGCAAGCAACTGGAGCATACGATGCTTGGTGCTGACATTGAAGCGATCAAGGAATCCCCCGCTATCCGCGAAAGCATGAAGTCCAAAGTCGACGCCATCTTGGGCAAGTTCGACTGGTAATCAGAGTAACGACAAGGAGCGAACCATGCACATTACACCTAACTCATTCGATACAGGGAACACGTTGTTCGGCAAGCCTAACGTGTTCGACTTGGGGAAGCCAAACCTATCCCCGCAGACCAACCGATTCATCTTTCTCACGCTGAATAACTTGGTGCTGACCCGACCCAACTGGCGATTCACCCCCGAGGAATACACCCACAGTCAAGGATACGCTGTTGTCACTTCGTTCAGGATCGAAGAGGACGGCGAGGTACTTGGTAAGGTGAGCATCGACTACAAGGGTAAGGGCTACAAGATCATCGTGCGCAACGACCGCATCGACGCCAAGCGTGAGCGCGGGGTGGGGTACTGCACTGAAGATCCTTCTAAAGCTGAGCTTCGTATCCGTAAGTTCTTCTTCCGTCTGGCGAAGGACGAGCGCATAGAGAAAGCGCATAAGGCAGCAAGCGAAGTAATCGCTAGGCAAGCACGAGATAAATCGTGGGCACTGAACAATGCGCTAGGGCATTTCATGGAGTGGGCGCAAGATTTTGTGAGCACAAACACAAAGCAGTACATGGCGGAATTCCCAAAGGCATCCGAGTGGTTTGATAAGTGGGTGGACGCGAAGGCTCAGCACGCTGTGACCGAGACGATGCAAACACTGTTTGACAATGACAAGTCAATCCTTGTAGTATTGGATGGTACGCAGTACATTGTCAAAGCAGAAGAGGAGATCAAAGCGTACACAGACGAGACGCTACCCTACGAATTGCGAGGCAGCATCGGCATGCTCAAGCTGGTGCAGGACAAGCAAATGATCTCGGACGTAGGGTGCCGAGTGGACAGCACGACCTTCGTGTTGTTCCCCGTACAACAAGACAAGGAGACAGCATGAAAACGTTAGCACTCAAGCGCGTGCGCGAACTGTTCGCAGTGGACTATGTACCTCTGCATACGCAACGCCACAACCAACGGCAATGGGTCAGGTCAGTTCGCCAATTGGGTGACAGATGGCTACTAGCAAAACAGTACGTCCCCGAAAAGAAGCGGTAGACCCACCGCCGAAAGTGTGGCCCTTCCCAACGTGGAAGGGTCGCCCTTACACACAACCCAAGCAACGCAAGAAGAAGGTCGACCCCACTGAGGGCGTACCCGAGGCTTTGTTCTAACCACAGTACATGGAGCAATCATGAAAGTTATAGCCGCAATCATCCTCACCGCAATCGCCACCATCGCATACGCACGCGCAGGCACTTTGGTCAAGTGTGACTTCATCAGCACCAACGATGGCCCCCGTTATGTGGGCACATACTGCATTGACTTCAACTGCCAGTACGTCGAGCGCGTAGTGTTCACTTCCTACTGCCCCTTCATTCGCCCGTGAGATCCCCATGGACGACGAACATCTGAGAGATTTTTATGCAGGGCTAGCCATGCTAGGCGTACTAAGCGCAGGGCATGAGCCGGCCTATGTGGAAGCGGTGTCTCGCACTGCTTTCGATATCGCAGAAAGGATGATGGAAGAAAGGAGTCAGCGCAGTGGACAGAAGAACGGAGGAGATGGACAGAGCGTTTGAAGAAGCCGGACGTTTGGTTTTATCCCTTGTCGTATGTGCAGCGTTGCTTGTAGGTATGCTGGTATGTTTTGCCCTCTTTTGAAGCACCATGCCTTTCACCCTACCGAAGTACGAATGGGGAACCCAACGTGAGTTATGTAAACGATGCAAGCATTACCGACCGAGCATTGACCGTCCTAGCCTGTACTCGGGCGCAGTGGTCATGCACTGTGCCGTCAACCCCTACACCGCAAGCAAGGGGATCGGCACCTGCATCGACAACCGAACGCGAGGGCCGTGCGGTCCGAGCGGAACATTGTTCCAACCCAAGGAGAACTGATGAATGAGCAAGTAACTGAGCAACCCAAGAAGAAGAGTCGCGGTCCCGGTAAGAAGCCGCGCCTTTTCTGTACGAGCATACGTCTAAGCCAAGAGGTCATGGAGTACTTCAACAAGTACCACGCACATGACAAGCAGGCGCAGATGCGTGCTGTTCTTACCGAGTACGTTAGAGATGAACTGCAACTAAAGGAGCCCCAACATGGGACGCAAGAAACTGTCTAATGCCGAACGCGCACGCCGCTTCATCGCAGCCAACCCCAACGCCAAGCCGAAAGCTATCGCTGCCGCGCTGGAAATTCCCGTGGCTAGCGTGTACGCAGCTAAGTACAAAACACCGGTAGCCAAGGCTAAGCCGAAGGAAGTCAACATCGACGCAGTGCACGAGAAAGAGGGGTGGAGTCCCCTGATCGTTGCAACAACCAATGTTTCGGTCAAGCCCGACTTGGTCAACCACCCGCCCCACTACAAGGCAGGTGGGATCGAGACCATCGACTTCATCGAAGCCAAGCTGACCCGCGAGGAGTTCATCGGCTACCTCAAGGGCAACGCCCTGAAGTACGCCTCTCGTGTAGGCAAGAAAGACGATGCCGAAGTTGACGCTGGCAAGATGGCTTGGTACGCCATGAAGCTGCGTGACATGCTCAGCATCCAACCGTAAGGGAAA